ATAGGTACTGTAAACTCAACACATAAGTTTATTATATTAACTGGAGACTTGGCACTTATGATAGAAGAAGGTGCGGGGGCATTTGACATGAAAGAAAAAATGTTAAATTCTCCAAAAGTAAAGACTACAAGTAAAGGTGTAAAATTCATAACTATACCATTTAGACACGCAACCGCTGGTTCAATAGGTGAATCAGAAGTATTTTCAAATGTAATGCCAAGGGAAATTAATGAGATTGTTAGAAATTTATTACCAACCAAAACTACTCCGCAAGGCAATAAAACAAATGGGGGAAATCTGAAATTTAGTTCAATTCCCGAACAATATCAAATTCCTAAAACAAGGGTTGCATTTTCAGATATTAAAACCATGAAAACATACCCGGAGTATACACATCAGAATTCTATTTATGAAGGAATGGTTAGAAACGAAAAAGATTATGAAAATAGGACACAAAGCACCTATGCAACATTTAGGAGGATTTCTGATAACTCTTCTCCTGAATCTTGGATACATCGCGGAATAACTGCTAGAAATTTTGCACAAAAAGCATTAGCAAATACAAATGTGGACAATATTACAAAAACAATAGAAGATGAATTTTTAAAAAGTTTAGGATTCTAATGATAATAATTCCCGAAATATTAGTTGCCGAAGTAGTCGAAACCGTTTTGAAGGTAATCGAAGTGGATTTTTCTAAACATGTTGAAGAAAAGGATACATTATTATATTATATACTTGGAAGCAATGAATATAAAAAATATAATTTCTTTGAACAGGCTAAAGATATATTTTTACGTGAATATGATCATCCCAGGAAAATAGCAGTAAGAATGTTGTTTGATGCACAAAGAGCTAGTTTGCCTACTATACATATAACCATGCCACAAGAGTCAAATGACAGTGATGGGATAGGAGTTGATGAAGGTTATTCAGAAAATACATTTAATACAGATGGTACAACTTTTCATAAAACATATACCAGGGCTTTTGGTGTTCAATACAATATTATAATAACAAGCGATAATTCATTGGAAGTTTTATTGATATACCATTTATTAAAAGCTATGTTAATATCCATTTTTGATCACATGGAATTGAGTGGTATAAGAAATCCTAAATTATCAGGTCAGGATTTACAAATGAATAGTGATATTGTACCTGTAAATGTTTTCGTAAGAGGCGTTGGAATCAATTTTATGTATGAAGAAGATATTCCAGCTATTCAAGAAGAGCATTTAGTTAATTCGTTTAAATTATCTTATAAAATAAAAGAATCTTAAAATTATTATAAACAATTAAAATAATTTAATTAAATTTGTAACTATTATGAACACAATAAGTATAGAACAATTTACCCAAAGACATGGTTTTGCAAACAGAGATGCTTTTGCTGCATGTAAAATGTATAAAGGACAACGTAAAACTATTGGAGAATGGGATAGTATTTTAAAAAAAGATTTTTCTTATACTTCAACTGTCATAGTTGAAGAAAATGTTATTGAAGATACAATGTCAATTTATGAGCCTGAAAAGACTACTGAAAAAGTTAAATTAGCAAAAAAATCACAAACTAAAAAAGTAGAATAATGAGTACAGTAGTTAACTTTAACGGTAAAAATATAGTTGAACCAGGTTTTTATTCAGCAATAAAAGCCAATGTCAGCAAAAATCCTTCACCTCTTTCAACAGGTAATGTGTTAATTATTGATGATGGATCAGGTATTGATTTTGGTGGTGGTTCTGGTATAAATGGAACCTTGGCAAAAGGATTAGATGCTGTTTATACTTTTCCAAATTTAACTGATTTACGCAGCTTTTTAAGAGGTGGTAAATTATGGGATGTTGCAGAGTATCTTTTTATACCCGAAAACGGTGTGGCAGGTGCTCCACAAGTTTCTATTGTGAAAGCTGCAACAACTACTCCTTCATCTATTACTTATAATTTTACTGCAGGGGCAAATGGTGGTGTTTTCAAATCAGATATGAAAAATGAAGGTATTGAAGGTAAAACAGCAGATGAAGAAGAATCTGATTCTAGTATAGGAGACACAAAGGTAAGAACTGGATGTGGTTCTCAAATGAAGGCAGGGATAATTGATCCTACAAAATATTTCATAGAATATTACGAAGGTACATTTAAAGGATTAGATGCTGACGGAGATCCTTATGATGGATTGGATATTTTAAGTTGCGAGCCTATGGTTATTTGTAAATCACCAGAATTTGATAATTTGAATGATTTAATTGCATGGGCAAAAACAGATGCATCTTATAATGCCAGGTTTAAAGTAAATGCTGCAACTGCGGTTGTTGGAACAGGTGCTTTGGTTGCTGGTGACTATACTGCAAACGATGATTTAAAACTTGCAACAGGCGGAACTGCCGTTTACGGTTCTACTGATTTTGATGAAGTATTAGCAAAGATTGGTGAAGTTGATTATACTTTTATTTTAAGTTTAAATTCAGGAATTCTTGCTCAAGGTGCTAACAATACTAAATTATTATATCATATTACCCAGGAAGCTGAATTTAAAAAATTCATGTTTGTTGGTGGAGGTGATGATGAAACTGCATTTACAGGTACAAATGGATCAATACAAACAGCCCAATATTTTAATTCTGCTTATGCAATAGTTTGTCATAGTGGATTTAAATTGGATGTTAATTTCACTGCTGAAAAGAAACTAAAATCTGCTTTATATCATGCAGCTTGTGTTTGTGGAAGGTTAGCAGGTTTAGCTCCTCAAACTTCAGGAACATTTAAATCACTCCGTATAAAACAGTGGAGACATGTATTAACTCCAACACAAAGAGTAACTGCATTACAAAATGGAGTTTTACACAATAGATTTGTTGATGGTAGTTATGTAATTAATCAGGCAATAAATACTATTCAGAAAAACACTCAGATGATTAATCCTGATGGAACTTCAAATGAAATATCCATAATGAGAATTGCAGAACAAATAAACAAAGAATTGGTTAAAAATGGCAGACCTATATTTATAGGTCAGAATTTAAATACTGCTTCTCCCGCTGACATAAAATCATTTATTGAAGGTTATCTTACATTAAAGACAGCCACCAAAACAGATGATAATCTTATTATATGGTCTGGTAATGTATCGGTTGTTCAAAAACAGGATTATTATGATTGCAAATATAATTTTGTAGCAAATAGTCCCGTAAACAAAATTTTTTCCACGGGCTTCATTTTGGACTCAAATCTCAGTTCATAATTAATTAATAATAATTTAAATAAATAAATATATGGCACTAGAACGGGTAATTACAGCTCCGATTGCGATCATAAAGGTACAAGGAGTAGCTGTTGGCAAGATGAAAAACATAAGAATACAGGAAACTATTCGTAGGGGTAGGGTTTCTGGGTTGGGGCAATTAACTCCTGCAGAACTTCCAGCATTGGAATGGTCTGGTACTTTGTCATGTGGGTTTTATAATATATCATTCGATAAATCTCAATTACCAAAAGCTATTGTAAGAAAAGTAAATACACTTGATGAATTTATTGATACGGTATTATTGCAAGAAAACGGCATACAGGTTGATATAATGAGAAAAGTTGCTGCTTCTCCACCGGATCCAAATACAGGTATTATTCCTTCTGAACTTGAAATATTCGCTTCTGTAAAAAGTTGCTTTTTAACAAGAGAGGGATTTGATATTCAAGAAGGTCAAATATCAGGAAAAGATACTGATTTTGATTACTTAACTCCTATTATATTCCCATTGTAAAAAACATTATTAATCAATATAAATATTATAATTGATGGAAAAGTCAACAAAACTTAAAATTTCGGGCAAAGATTATGTTGTTAATTTCCCAAATGTTGGGCAAATATTAGACATTGAGTCTTTAAAATCTGCTTTAACAAATGGTCAATATGGTGATTTTATTAAAATGGGAACTAAATACTCAAATGATGTATTGGATTTAGTTGATACAATAGCTACGTTCTCTGTTTTAATACCAGAGTTGAAAGATGAATTTAATGTAAAAAACTTTTCAGACATGGACCCATTTGTTGCCATTAAATATGTGAAAGTTTACAAAAAACAATTTTTTCTATGGTTTAATACAATTAATAATGAATTAAGAAAACTCGGGAATGAAGATGATGAATAACATAAAAAAAAAAGTTTTAAGGATGAGTTAAAAGAGTTTGTACTTCATTGGAACGAATTATATCCATTTGATTATTTTTATCGAAAAAAGTATAACATACCTTTTGGTAGTCCTGAACATAGGGCTACCAATTTTATTTTAATGACTGTAGACTTACAAGAAGAAGAAATGATACAGGAATATAGAGAAGGTTTAAAAGAAAAAGAAGAAGGTGTTTCTGAAATTTCAGGTGGGGTTAAAATGAGTAAAAAAGAACTCGACCACGAATACAATAATTTGGATTTAAGTAAATATAACGATAAAAAGTAATGCCTAAAGAAGTAAGAATTGATATTAGCGCAAATGCCAATAATGTTAATAATACATTAAGAGAGGTAGAAACAAATGTTGACCGTGTTAACAGTAAGGTCAATACTGTTAATCAAACTAATGTCACAGGAACATCTAAAAATTTACCAGCAAATCAGAATTTAGATGTTCAGAATCAAATATTATTATATAGACAGCAACAAAAGCAAAGCGAACAAGAAATAAAAAAAAAGTATTCTGAATTACGTAGTGGGAATATTGCTGAATTTCAAGAAACAACTCACAAGCATAAAGCAGGTACTCTTTCGGATAAAGAATATGAAAAAGAAAGTAAACGTTATCATGTATCTCAAGCACAATCTTATGAAGAACAACGTCAAGAAATAACAGCAGGTGAAAAATTAATAGCTGAAAAAATAGAAGCATTAACACAAAGGCAAGATGAAGTTGTAAGGGATGATACTGAATCAAAACAAAGGGGAGGAGATAGTAAAAGTGTTGGCATCTTACAGGGACTGTTTGAAAAACGTTCAGATTTGATGGCAAAAAGAATGGCTGCAACATCTGAAACGGAACTAAGGGGATTATCAAAACAATTAGATAAAACAAATAAGGATATTCAAAGAAGAGGAGGAGTTAGTGGGCGTGGCATGGCTGATACTATAACCGCAACAGGTGAATTTGCAGGGGCTATGGCATCTGGTAATGCTGATACTATGGCGTCAGGCGCAATGGGGTTAATGTCAAAAGCTGGCCCTTGGGGGGTGGCATTAGCTGCCATAACTGCTGCTGGAATAACTGCTGTAAAAACGGTATCTTCTAGGAAAGAATCTCTGGGAGAATTAATATCTTATAGAGGGTTGGGAACTAAAAATGATATTGAAAGTGATATTGAAAAGTCAGAATCATATAAATATGGATATAAAGATGTCGGGGAAGAAATAGCGAAACGAAAAGAATTATTAATGGCTGGTGGAAATATAAGGGCTGGTGGACTAAATAATTTTTATGAAGCATCAATGTTGGAAAAAGGATATGGTGTTAACTCCATAGCATCATTATCTGGCAATGAACGTCAAGACAGATACGCCAAATCAACTTCTGAAAATATTATTGAAATGATTAATGTTTTAACAGCCATTAAAGATTCTGGCATTTCAAAAGAAGATTTTACACAATTGAATGAAAAATCACAATTAATGTTTCGTCTGCAATCAGATCAGAAAGACAAACAAGAAAAATTTGATCAAAATTCAGTCATTGGGTTAATGGCTGGTTTTGCAAAATTAGGAGGTTCCGGAGCGGATGATAGAGCTGGTGATTTTATTTCCAAAACAGTTGGGGCGATGGGAGAAACTACAAATGCAAATAAAATGTTACTTTTAAAGAAATTTGCAATTGATGCGCATCCTGAATTTAAAAATGACCCTTATGAAATAAGTAGAATAATTGAAGAAAATGTAGACCCCAAATATCATGCAGCAGTATTAAAGGGATTGCCTGAAATGTTAGGTCCAAATAAACAACAATTAAAATATGGGATGAAAACATTTTACGGAAGTAGAAATAATGGAGGACCAACTGCCGATCAAAGGGATATGTTATTATCAGCGGGAACAAATCCTGATTTTTTAAAAACAATTTTAGGAAATAATTTAAAGAAAACAGATGCTGCGAGTTTTGGGGATGCAAAAGTATATGCAGAACAAAAAGTATCAGATTTAACCGTTGCAATTGATGGATTTAAATCAAGTATAGCATCAATGCTTACAGGTGAAGGAACAATACCAGTGACAATTATGAATAAAAATTTAAATGCAAATCAGCCAACAATTATTCCAATTAACACAAATGGAATCCCAGGCGCAGGTGATAGTTGGTACACAAAGGGATTAAAATTGCAGAATACTTTATATAATAATATATTTAAATAATGGCAAAATTTACCAAAATATATTATAGAAATGAAGAAATAACAACAATTAAACAATTGTTTGATGTTGAAAAAATAAAAGATGTTTCTATTAAAGATTTTTTAGACATAAAAGATCCATTTTCTGAAGTCAAAAACAGGGATGCTATTTTTGCTGCACTAACAGAGCAACAATTAAAAAATTTAAATATAGCAACTTCTTCTGATGTAAAAGAAGATACCCCAATAAAACCCCCTGCAGTATTTTGGATTCAAAAAGATAAAGTAACCCTGGATTTAATTACGGCAAATTCTAAATTTGTAAAACAAGAAGATTTTAATGCATTTTTATCAGAAGCTCAAAAAGATTTAATAGAAAGCAGGGATTATATAAAAAGTGAAGTAGTAAAATCTTACCCGGAATGTACTGTATGGATTTGGTCAAAAAGCATTGAAACAAATCCTGCAAACAATCAAGTAAGTGGATCTATTATAAACATTACTGATTTTATTCAAGATTTAAGAATTAATCTTGCTGAAACAGGTGGTAATTTTCAAATATCATTACCATTTATACCCGCAATTGAAAATTTAATAAATATTGATGGAATTTATAACAAAAATGAAGGTTGGAATATTAATAAACAGAATGAAAGTAAAATAATACAACAAGATGGAACGGTAGAAAGGATATATAATGAAACATTTCATACCACAAAAAGCAAATCGCAAAATCAAAATGACCTTAATTCAGTTAGAAATATTGATTTGGGTTCAGTTGCTTTTAGTGTAAATGATATTGTCTTTATAAAATTTGAAAGATTGGAGATTGAACATAATCAATATGTAAGTGATTTCTTTGTTGATAGATCAGCATTAAATAATGAAGTATTTGATATGATTGGATTAATTGATACGGTGAGCACAAATTCATCATTAAATGATATTTCTATTTCTATTTCAGGACGTGATTGCATGAAATTAATATTAGATGATGGCACATTCTTTTTTGAACAATCTTATACAGATCCAGATGCGGAAAATGGTGTATTTATGAATATTGATGAAGTTCATGGAGACAAAACAGCAACCTCAAATAATTTAATGTCTGGAAAATATAGAGCTTTAGGTAGAAATATAATTACTGGGCTTATAACAGAATTTAATTTGCCATCGGCAAGAACCATTGAAAATGCACTTGATTATATTATAAAGATATTGGCAAATATAGAAATATGTCCAGATTCAGTATTTGAAGCATATGGACCAAAAAGAACCAGATTCAGAAAAGAAACAACAAAACCGAAAAAGTAATGTCAAAATATTTAAATTGTGTTTTTGGTATAAAAATAATTCCAGAATTACGGAACAATGAAAAGATTGTAACCGATATTTTTGGGAAAAGGCAATGGAGGATTGACAAATGGGGAGGTTCTGGTATGCATAGAGGTATTGATTTAAGTGCAGTTGTTGGAACTGAAGTAAAAACACCTTATGATGGAATTTGTCAGGTAATACCAGAAAATAAAGAAGGAAATAAAATAAAAATAAATCATGGAGATGGATTTTTTACAGAATACCACCACTTATCTCAATTTAATGTAATAGATGGACAATCTATAACCTCTGGTTCTGTTATTGCTTTATCTGGCAATACATCTGGTACTGGTAAGCGATCTACGGGAGCACATTTGCATTTTGGAATTTCAATAAATGGACAATATGTAGATCCTGCACCTTATTTATTTGGTTATTGTCTTAAAGATGGTGATAATAAAAAATTCGTTAGAGATAATACACAAACATTTACGCAAATATCAACAGCCGGAAATGAAGAACTTTTAAAACTAATAAATGTTGAGCAATTAAGTAATGCAAAAATAATCATTGATGTTTGCAAAACATCTGGAGGAACAAAGAATGATGCTATTTTAGGTATAATGGCATCCTTACAAGAAGGAAATCTTTTAAATTCAGGACAATTATTTACACAAGGAGGAGCCGGTATTTTTCAACAAGTATCTGAAAAAGGATGGGGTCCAATAGCATCTATCTATATGCCAAAATTTGCAGCTAATTCTTTTTATAATGGAATAGGTACAAATAGAGGATTGTTATCATTTAATGCAAGGGAATACTATGCCCAAAAGTGGAGAATAATAAAAGAAGTAACAACATATTCAAAATGGGGAATAGAATATAATAAATGGGAAGATGCTGCAACAAAAATAGTAGATTATTTATGGGAACCTGTTTTAAATTCATCTTTAAGTGTTGATGAAGCAGAAATGAGTGAAGATAATATTATTGAAGATGTTGAAGTATCTGATTATGTTGCAGCAGGAATTTGGCAAGCTATAAAAGTAATAATTGATCCAGAAGTCAAATTCAGGGAAGTAAATGATATGACATTCTCTTCATTGCAAGGGAGTTTGTATACCTTTTTTCAAAAGCTTTGTCAAAAACCATTTGTGGAGTTTTGGGGAGATACTTATGGGGACCAATATTATTTTATAATTAGAAAACAGCCATTTACAAGAAAAAGTTTTTTATCTTTAACTACATTAACAATTACTGATAGAGATGTTTATTCAGACTCATTTGTTTGGGAGAATCAAGAAATATATTCATGGTACAAATTAATTCCTGCCGGAAATTATATAGGAGGAGAAGAGCAAATGCAAGCCCTAAAAGCAGTATTCTTTGAAGAATATGCTGAAATATGGGGATCAAGACCTCTTCAAATAACAACCAACTATATTACATTTGTTAAAAATACAGGATTAATAGCTTTGGAAATAGCAAAACAAGATTTAAGATTTATTATTGATTGTCATTCCTATTTGCCTTTTGTAAGAAAAGGAACAATTACAATAAGGGGCGACAGAAGAATAAAACGAGGAATGAAGATATATTATGAACCAACAGATGAGTATTATTATATTGAATCAGTTTCAAATACATTTAGTATTGTTGAGGGCGTTATGGAAAGAGTTACTGTATTAACGGTATCTCATGGGATGAAGAAATTTTATGCAGATATAGAGATAAAAGACAATTACACACCTTCTTATTTTAATTTAATAAGATACGGAGAATATGATAATCCTGTAGAAAGTTTTATAAAACCAGCAGATGCGCCTTTATTGGATAGGCATATTGCTTATTTCAATCATGATAAATATATGTTTGATTATAATGATACTGATATAAATAATGATTTAAGCATATTAAGTGGTGATTTATTTTTAGGAACTCCAATTTTAGATTCCGATACAGATGAATTAAAAATAACAGACGAAATTGTTCATGCAAATATGGAAAACTGTTACAAAATAGCTGAATATTTAAAAAAATATCCAAATCAGAAATTTGATTTGGTTGGAAATACGGATGAACATAATACAGATCAATATAATGTTACTTTAGGAGAAAATAGAGCAAAAACCATTAGAGAAATAATTATTCAGAGATATTATGAAAACGAAAAGAATGTTTTAAATGCTTTAGTTAATAGTAGGAGTGATTTAGAAAATAGATTAAAAATAAGAAGTGACGGAGAGTCTAATCCTTCTTCTAATAATAAAAATCCTTTAGGGAGATTAAAAAACAGAAGAGTTGATATTTATTATGAAAATGAACTTGATAATTTAAAAGAAAAAGATGTAAAACCAGAATCGTCTAATGATGTTAATTGGGGGGTAAATAAAGAAGTTTTTACATTTTTTTTACGTAGAAATCAATTTAGTAATAATTATAGGTTAACTACAAAATAATGTTTACACTTAATGAGACAATAAGACCTATTGAAATAGGTTTTTCAATGGCTTCAGCAGGTATAGGATATATAATAATACCAGATAGTAGTAATATTGATAAAGAACAATTCGTAGAAGATTGTTATAGAAGCAATACAGTGGCAATGAAGGGAGGTGTAGATCAAGGTATTTTTTATGATGTATCTATAGATAAAGAAGTTTTAAAATCTATAGATTTTCCACAAAAAAAAGGACTAATTGGAAGTCCTGTTGTATGGGTAAACATCCCACCTTATAATAAACCCGTAATAATAGCTGTATTAAAAGGCAAGGATGATTATTATTTAAATGCAGAGGGAGAATGGAATTTATCAAGAGAATATAATGGCAATCATATAGATATTAGCGCAAAATCAAAACAAGGAATTTTGGATTTTTCTGTTATTTCGTCAGGAGGAAAGATAAATTTTAATTTAATTGATGCAAGCAAAAAGGGAGAATTTAATATATATGTTAAAGGTAAAGGGAAAATACATGCAACTGAAGAAATACAAGTAGTTTCTGATAAAAAAATACAGCTATGTATTGTTGATGAAGATTCAAAAAACAGAGTAGTAATAACATATGAAAGGGATAGTGGGTTTACTTATATTGATGAATTTAGTAATGAGATAAATTGTAAGGATGGATTAATTGAACAAAAATCTAATAAAATAAATCACAACGAAGGTGGTGAACCAATGGTTTTGGGTAATACGCTAAAAGGCATTGTAAGTGATTTATGTGATGCTTTGGGTAGATTAACAGTAACATGTGCTTCACAGGGAAGCCCTAGCACTCCTCCTGTAAATTTATCTGAATTTACAGCGATAAAAGCAAAATTAGATACAATACTTTCAAAAAAATCAAATCTCGATTAATTTATATATAAAAACTTGACTTTAATTTCTTAAATTTGTATTTTAAATATAATAAATAAAATGGATTTTGGCAGTTTGACATCATTTGGATTAGATGTTGATAGGATTTCAAAAGAGGCTGGTAAAAATACCTTGAGAGCATATTTAAGCACTGTGTTCCCAAGTGAATTTGAATTTTATTTAATTACATTAGAAAGGGTTAATAGATCAGGGTCGGTACATGAACAATTAATTTTTCCTGTTACTCCTCAATCTATAAGTGAAAGCAGGTCATCTTTAGTTAACATAAAAAAAACAAATAATT